TTTGACCTTGTGGAAGGAATCGACGCGCCGGGAAATGGAGCCGGGGGCGGCACCGGCGAAGGAGCGAATCAAGGCGCTGGCAATAGCCAAGGAGCACGGACTGCGGACCTGGGCCAGCATTGAGCCTGTGCTGTACCCCTACGAGACGATATCGGTCATTGCCACAAGTGCCCGGGCGGTGGACCAGTACAACATTGGGTGGCTGAACCACGTCAACAATCCACGGCCGGACCCGAAGCAGTTACCCAAGATCGTGATCACCGCACTGCGGACGGGTGCCCGGGTTTGTTTGAAGCGCGATGCCTACCGGATACTTTTGGAGCAGGACGCCTATTCCCTCACCGAGAAGTGCGGGCTGCTGTTTGAGAAAGAACCCGCACCAGCCGCTTGATCCCTTTCGCCCGAAACTCGCACTCCCAAATCACCAGCACCGAGTAGCCCATTGCCTGCAAGGTTTGCTGTGCTGTGGCGTCCCTCACTTTGTTGGCCCTCAACTTCTGTGCCCAGAATCGGGCGTTGGCCCGTGGTGCCTTGTAGTGTTGCGGGCAACCGTGCCAGAAACAGCCGTGGAGGAATATGGCCGTGCGCGTGGGCAGGTGCAGCGCGTCGGGCGTGCCCGGGAGCCCTGCCTCGAACATCACCCGGTTGCCGTATTTTCGTTTGAGTTGTCGTTGAAACGCCCGTTCAAGCGCGTTGCCCGAGCGGTTCTTGCGGGCTGTTTCAGTCCGCATTGTCCAACAGCACGGGCTGTTCCCCGGTCATCTGGTGCCAGCGTTCAAGCGTCACTGCCACATAGCGCGGGTCCAACTCAGACATGAAGCACACCCTTTTGAGTTGGTGCGCCGCCAGTAGCGTGGTGCCTGCGCCGCCAAATGGGTCCAGCACGTACTCACCAACCTTGGTGTAAGTCATAATGTACCGACGTGGTAATTCAACAGGGAACGAGGCAACGTGCAACCCGTCGCAACTACGCTCACCCTGAATGTCAGACCACACCCCCTGTTGTACCCATGGTGTTCCTAGTTGTTCTTGCCCCCTCTGTTCACCGTCAGGCTTCCAGAAAGCGCAGAGGTACATATGCTGACACTGGTTGTGCTCAAATGTGACAAGGTGTTCCCAGCGCTGGTCTACAACGTCTGACTTGGCAGAAATAGATGCTGGCAGATCACCACTCTTGGCCCAAATCCTGAAGTGACGCGCCAACCATCCACGCGCCTTGAGTGCATGTGCCCACTTGTCTATCAGGGGCAACACCTCAAGTTTCCTGCCCTTCTCAATTCTATGTATGGCGGCGGTTCCGGTATTGATGACGATGCGTCCATAGTCTACATGCACATTATCTGTCCATGCTGCGATGCACGCCAGGATGAAGGTATCAATTTCAGACTCACTCTGCTGAGTCTCATAGTCTTTTCCAACCCAATAAGGAGGTGAAGTGAAAAGCAGGTTGGCACGCAGCGGGTTACACAACTTCTGCATGATTGATGGATCTGTGCAGTCTCCGCAGATTGCCCGGTGTCTACCAAGTTCCCATAGTTGCCCTGGTTCTGTTCCCCACTTTTCCTGCAACTCGGCTGCCTTGTTAATCTCGGGCGGCGGCGGTTCGGGCGGCGGCTCAGTTGGCCCTCCACCAGCGTCCGTCAACATACCGCTCAGTTCCTCATCGCTCCAACCCAGGCCACCGAGTCCAACCCCACGACTATCAAGGTCAGCCACAAGCCCAGCCAACTCCTCTTCATCGTACAGGTTCCCCGTTTCAGGGTCACCAACTACCGTCAACTGATTGTGCGCCAGCGAATAAGCCTCTGCCTCACCCGGTGGCAGGTTCAACCTGACTATCGGCACCATCCAGCGCCCTTTCTTGTCCTTGGCTATGTGGCCAGGTGGTTCATCGCCAGCCTCACGCATCTTCACCAGGGCCTTGCACCGCCCATGACCGGCGAGCAAGAACGTTGCCTCAGGGTGTTCGTTGTATTCCAGCGCCGAGTTGAAATCGAAACGCTCTATGCTATTGGTGATACCCGGTTCATCGTGTTGCTTGGGGTTCCGTGCGAATCGCACCACTTCATCTAAGGCCACATACTCAATCTTCAACTTGTCGGCCATGCTCAACCTTGCTTCGCTCCATGGAAAATATACACGTTTTTCACCCTTCGTACACACAATTTGCACTCCATTCCTGCCAACAGCAGGATTATAGGCGAGACACGGAGTGCCTTGTGGAGAACGCCACGCAACGAATCTACACACCTATTACGAAGGTTGATACTGAGAAGAGACTGGTCTATGGGCCGGTATTGGTACCCGAAACTTTCGATTCACAGGACCATATTATCTCCGTTGATGAGATCGAAAAGTCCGCCCACGAGTTCCTGGCCCTCTTCAATATCTACACTGGCATGGGCGTAATGCACGAGGAACTGAACGCAGACATCATTCCGGTGCAGTCGTTCATTGCCCCCGTGGACTACACGTTGGGCGACGAAGAGATCAAGAAAGGCACATGGATGCTGGTGTCAAAGGTGTTGGACGACGACATCTGGCAACAGGTGAAAGACGGTGAACTGCGTGGCTACTCAATTGGCGGCAAGGCCACCAGCGAGGAAGTCGACGAGGAAGGCAATGCCATTGAGGAATGAAATCACACTGCGTAAGCAGGCTGATGACGCAGGCACGAAAAAGCGCCTGTCCAACATCCGTGTTGGGGAGATTTCCCTTGTGGACAACCCCGCCATTCAGAAGGAATTTGCCGTCATCAAGCGCAAGGTTGACGATGGGCAAGCCCCGCTCACAAAGAAAGGCGCAAAAATGTCAGCCACCCGGCTCAAGAAGTTGAATGAAGCCTGGGAGGCGTTGGGCAAATTATTGGATGAACTCAAGCCGGAAGATGACACCGGCGATGACGAAGAGGTGACCAAGATGGACGAAAAAATGCTGGCCAAAATTGAAGAACTTGAGAAGAGCCTGGGTGAACTCAAGACGGCCAATGAGGAATTGACCAAGCGTGCGGAGACTGCCGAAGTCGCCCACACCGAACTCGTTGCGAAGGTTGAGGCAGACGCCGAAGCCCGCAAGACCGAGGACGAAGAGGTCAAGAAGAACGCAGAAACCAAGGCCGAAGCAGACAAGGCCCTGACCGAGAAACTTGAGGACGTTGAGAAACGGACCAAGAAGACGGAAGAGGACGCCGCTGCCACCGTGGCCAGCATTGCGGAAGTCAAGAAGTCCATCGAAGAACATGGCACGGCCATGGATGAAGTGAAGAAGAAGGTCGAGGAACTGGAAGCCCCGGCCATCGGCAAGACCGGCGGAGAGGCCGCAGGTGGAGAGCCCGTCGCCAAGAACGACGAGGCATCCTTCTCCGACATCCTTGGCCTGAGATAGTTGAACAGTGGCGGCGATGAGCAGCCGAATTGATAGCAAAGACCCTTAGTGGAGGATCGAACCATGTCTAAACTGACGAGAGAAGAACTGATTGCGAAAGGGCAGATCATATCTGACACCATCGCCACCGCAGGAAAACTGAACCCCAAGCAGGCCGACCGCTTCATCGATTACATCATCGAGGAGTCCGTGCTCAAGGAAAATGCGCGAATCGTGCGTTTCCGCAATGAGCAGATGGAAATTCCCAAGTGGGGAGTTGGTACCCGCGTGGCCGTGCCCAAGGCCGAAGCCACCGACCCCAGAGTTCGCCGGGGCCTCACGACTTCCAAAGTCACCCTGACTCCCAAGAGCATCATGGTGCCGGTGGAGATCAGTGACGAATTCCTGGACTGGAACATTGAGGGCATGGACGCCGAAGAAGCGATCCTGCGGATGTTCGCCCGTCAACTGAACAACAACCTCGAAGAACTGGCCCTGTTGGGCGACACAGTGGGGCCGGCCGCACTGGAAAGCGACTTGATCGACGGCGGGAGCGGAACGTTGTACGTCAAGGACAACTACCTGGCTCTGTTCAATGGCTGGATGCGGGATGCAGACGGCGGCCAGGTTGTGGACATCGCCGGGGCCAACATTTCCAGCAACGTGTTTTCACGGATGCTGAATGCGCTGCCCGACAAGTACAAGCGGAACTACGGACAGTTGCGTTTCCTGGTGTCCCCGGGCATCGAGCAGAACTACCGCGAGAAGGTTGGCGCACGGGCCACCAACGCAGGCGACCGGGCCGTTTCCAGTGCCGACCGCCAGACTCCGTTTGGCGTGCCGCTGGTGCCAGTCCCCTTGCTGCCGTTCTACCCCACCGTCGTTGAGAATGCGACCATGACCGGCGTGGCTGCGCAGAGCTTGCGTTATGCCCCGATCTATGACGGATCGCAGAGCGTGCTTCCCAACGCCCTGGCCAACTTGCCGACCGCGGCCTATGCCGAAACCACGGACTATCTGTGGGACGACACCCTTGGCACCGTGACCCGCGTGGGTGGTGGTAACATTGGTGCTGGCGAAGTGGTCAAGGCCACGTACCAGGCATATCCCCAGGCCCTGTTGACCCACTTCTCGAACCTGATCTTTGCCATTGGCAAGGACATTCAGATCGAAAAGGACCGGGACATCTACGCCTCCACCAACCAGTTCGCAATCACCGTCCGGGTTGATTGCCAGTTCGAGAACCTGGATGCGGTTGTGAAGGCCAAGAACCTCGGCATCACGGTATAAGATGAGTGGAGCAATCTACGTCACCCTGCGAAACTGCCTCAGTCTGACGACCCCATGGCGTCAGATCGTCTACAAGGGGCAGCGTCGCAGGATAACCGATCCTGCAAAGATCGCCTACTTCCGCACGCAGTTGGACCATGTGGACATTGAGGAGGTGGCACCACCGCCTCCGCCTCCGCCACCTGCACCGCCGAAGCCCGAGCCGACACCGGAAGTCAAGGCCAAGCCTGAACCGAAACCGGTACCGGCACCGCAGTTGAAACTTGACCCCAAGGTGACGGAACCTGCAAAGGTGAAAACGCCGAAACCGAAGGCTGAGAAGCCCAAGGCGGCGCCGGTCAAGCGCAGCCCTGTGGCCGCAAAAAGGGACGGGACTTTGAAGCCCCGTGGCAAGCGTAGTCGCAAAAAGAAGGAGTAGGCATGGTTGAGGAAATCACATACACCGTCACCCTTTTGCGCGGCGTTCCGGTGGACCTGGCGCCTGTCGGCTTTACGCTGTTTGTCAATGCCCCGTTGCCGTTGCCTGGCCCCGAGTACGTCAAGGTCAAGGCACAACTTGATGCATTGGGGCCGGCGGTACGCGTGATGTCTCCACCGTTACCCCCGGTGCTTGTGGAAGTGGCACCTGAGCCTGAGCCGGAACCACAACCGGTACTGGAAGAGGAACTCGCTGAAGTCAAGCCCGAGCCGAAAGGCAAGAGCAAGAAGAAAGACAAGAAGGCGTAGGATGTGGTGTTGGTCAATTGGACAGACGGACGAACTGAACATCTCGACATGACGCAGGAGCGGGATCAAGCCCGCGCCTTTCGCATCTCAAGCGACAACCAGACTCAACAAGACATCACGGGCATTGGCTTCAAGGTGGCCGGACGCCTGCAAATGACCAGCACCACCAAGGACTGGCGCAACCGCAAGATCTGGATTGAACCTGTCCACAACGGTGTGAGCGTAGTAGCAAGTCGCATCGTCCTGCTTTTGGGCAATACCGAGATAACCCAGACGCATCATCATGGAAACGACATGGTGAGCACGAAAGTCCGCCGCGCCGGAAGTCTGCGGTTCGACAGGAGGCACTATGCTGTTTTTGGCGAAGGATCAGGCTAACACCGCCGACCTGTTGCAGTTGTTCCATGTGGGCACCGACGGCTTTCTTGTGGATGCCTACAGCGTTGAGTTTCGCGTGATGGACGATACCGGCACGCAGGTATACCCGACATTGCCCGCGACGTACGAAGATGTCACCACCACGGGCTATGTGTCGGCAGGCAGGTACTACGCCTATGACAGCGTTGGTGCTGCGGGTTGGAGCCACGACACGGCCGGGCTGTATCGCATTGACTGGAAATGGACGGCAGAATCAGGCGGCACGGAAGAGACGTGGAGCCAGTGGTTCCAGATTGAGGAAGTGTCCTTGCGCTGGCAGCCACAGTTCGAGGCGTACTGCTCAATCCAGGAATTTCGGGATTACACCGGCGTGACCATTGCCAGCCTGTCGAATGACAATGTGGCGCGCCTGATTTACCAGTGGCAACAGTACATTGACGAACGCTGTGGGCAATTGTTCAGGCCCTACTACCATGCGTTGGTGCTGACCGGATCGGGGACGCGGTTGCTGCAACTGCCGGCGCCGGTGTTGGGGCTGGAGTCCATCACCATGAACGGGGCATCATCGGTGTCCAGTTCCAGCGCCTTCGACGTGTTCTGGGATGACGTGCTGCGCTCCTCGTCTTTTGCCCAACGACAAGCCCGCAACCCCAGGGTGAAGATCAAGCAGTACAACGACAGCATCAATATCTGGGAGCGGCTGGACATCGGGGACTCGAAGTTCTTGATCGCCACACAGCAAACGGTGGTAGGCATGTACGGTTTCCGTGAGCCTGGCAATGTGTGCCCGCCCGCGATCACCGAGGCAGTCATTGAGTTGCTGCGCATTCACGGTGACAAGTACGGAGTGGCGGGGTTGGACGAAGGAGCCGGGCAGCACGGCCCGATCACCGAGGAAAAGACAGACATCCACACTCGCAAGTGGGCCAATCACCCGGCGGTTAGCGTGTCGGCATTGGCCAGCGGGAGCGCCCGCGTGGAACAGATCATTAGAATGTATCGCCGTCCGATGCCGATAGGATAAGCCATGCAACCGCTTCTGATACACCCACAGACAGTCACCATTTCGCAACGGGATACCTCCAGTACGACGTGGGACGATGATGCGCTTGAACCCGTGCTGCAGGTTGAGCGGGGCACGGCATTCAACATCCGCGCCCAGGTTGTGTTTGCGGACCAGAACAATCCCCGCTTTCGCTCAACGGGCATCGGGCTCACAGGCAAGGGCTACCTGATCGTCCGCAAGCGCGATCTCGAGCGGATGGGCAAGACTGTGGCCTTCACCGACAAGATCACCAGCATTGGTGAAGAAACGGTGCTCTACTTCGTGGAGTCGGTGACCAACGTGGTGTCTCACACCCGACGCAGCAAGGCCCAACGCATCTACTTCACCGACAAACTGCCGACGAAGGAGGCGTAATGGCTTCAAAGGGCGGCATAATCGAGGGGCCAGAGTGGGCCAGAATCGAACGGCACTACAAGAAGGCCCCCCACCTCCTGGCCAAGCGCCTGAAGATTGCCCTTGGACGGGTTGGCTTGCGGGCCGAGCGGGAGATTCGTGACTGGATACGGCAAGGCAAGTGGCCCCGGAACGCAGCGTTGACGCTGGCAGTCAAGGGAAAAAAGGCCCGATTTCTGGACCAGCCACAGGGCATGATCCACGCCATCACGCACAAGGTGGAGAAGGACCACGTCAACGTCGGCATTCTGCGCAATGCACCCAAGGGCAATAGCACCATGTTCAACGTGGCAGCGGCCCTCATTGCTGGCGCACGAATCAGGGTGACGCCCAAGATGCGGGCAATGTTCCGGGCGCTGGCCAATGCATCCAAAGGCGGCGGTGGTAACAACCTGAGAGGACGGGCAGCGGAGTTGTTCAAGCGCAACAAGGACTGGAAACCCCTACGGGCCAGCACTCAATACATCGTCATCCCCGGCTATGACTTCATCGCCGAGCCGTTGGAACATGCCGAGTTTGCAAACGCGGCCACCAAGATACTTGAGAAGGCATTTGCCGGGGCACTGGGGAAATCATGAGAAAGCACATAACGATCCGCACGCTCGAGGATGCCCGTGCGTACCAGTACACCCTTTCGGACACGGCCAAGATCACGGTGAAGGCAAACGGGGCAGTGCTCAAGGCAACCACCATTCCAGGCTATGGCATTGGCTACCCGCAAGACCTGGACATTTCCGTCAAGTGGCCATTGACGCCGGGTGCGGCCACGCGCCTGATCATGTTGGATTACTCGGCGGACATCCCTGAAGATTGTAGCCTTGCCTTCGCCATTGGTGACGGTACCGACCGCTACTACTGGAACGGCGCGGCGTGGGTAGTGGCCGCGGCCGGCCAATGGAACACCATTGCCGACTTCAACGCCAACCTGGCGACATGGACGGCGACACGGGACTTTGAGTTGTGGGTGAACCTGGTGACCACCGACTACGGCTACACGCCCACGCTCTACGAAATCAAGTTGCTGTGGGAAGGCACGTTCGACTACAACGACGATCTTGTGTACCGGACCTTGAAGCCGTACCTGGCAGCGGTGACGGCAGAGGAGCGCTTGGCCTACACAATGACCGCCACCACGACGACAGTGGACCTCTCCACTTTCGCATTTGAGGCAGGCTACACTATCAGTGACGTGGTGGAAGCCTACAACCACACAGACGACCCGACGCACTTGACCAACATCCTGAGCAGTTACAACACCGGCACCGGCATTGCCACCTTCACGGGGGCACAGGCCACGGGCAAGCGCATCATGTTCGTTTTCCAGTTCAGCCCGTGGGTGATGATCTCCCTGTCGGAGGATTACACGGAACTGGAGAAGGTGCCCGCAATTATTGTCAGCAGTTTTGCGGGCCAGAACAAGCGCACTCGCAAACAACTATGGACAGTGGACCGTGGCACGAGCGTGGCCTGGCTTAGTCCCGATGAAGTGCAGACCGACTTTGTGGCGGCGCTGGAACTGTATTCACCGACGGGTGCGGGCATAGAACGCTTGAAGACAGCGCTGCAGGCCAGGGCTGAGGACCAGCCATACCTTGAAAGTGCGGCTACTGGCGAGCGGTGGGATCTGATGCTAGGAGAGCCAATGCGGACACCCTCTCCTCGTACAGACAATTTGAAGGCAATCACCGTTGCCTGTACGATTTTGCGTGTGGGAATGTTGCAAGGTACATGGCAACAAACGACCGGAGTGGATACGTTGAACCTGTCTTTCATCAATCAGCAGCAAGATCGGATAGGTTCAGCAGAGACAATCGTTATTACCGAGTAGGGGGAGTTCATGCGGAGAATAGGCGTAGCCGATGATATGGCCGGAACCCAGGTATTTGAGAAGCAGGCGGCCGGGGCCATTGTCCCCGCACCGCTGGGCAACTGCCTCATGGCGGGCGTCGTGGAGCGCGGGAGCCCGGATGAACTGATCTACAACAACAGGCAACAGGACTTCGACCGCTATTGCGGGGAGCGTTGGGCTGGATGCGTGGTGCCTGATCAGGCCAAGAACTTCTTTGACAACGCCCGCGGTGCCGGTGGCCTGTATGTCATTCGCGTGACAGACGGGACCGAAGTGGCTCCGGGCTACACGTTCTATTCCACGGGCATCGGGCGCTATCTTGTGAGTGGCCCCGTTGTTGACCCGACGTGGGCAGAGCAGAAAGTTCCTGTGCTCACCCTGACGGCAAAGAACGGTGGGCGATGGGCCGGACGTTTCCGGGTAATTGACGACCTCATGCCGACAAGTGTGGCCGCTAGTTTGACAGCCACCACCATGGCCACTGGCATAACCATGCTGGTCAACGAGTGGGCCGGTGCGACGTTGGCACTGGACGGCGTGACGACCAAGACCTATACGGTTGTCAGCAACACCACAGCCGGTGTCATTTCCGTGCAAAGCAGCGACGACATGCTCACGGACATGGGCGTGTCAGTTGACCGCAACTACCGCCTGTTCTTGCCGAACACCACCACGGCACTTGGCGATCGCAAGGGCATGCAGTTCATTTGGAAGGACTCCAGCCAGGCGCCTGCAACCATGTTTGGCCTGGAAGTGTGGATGGATGGGACCAAGATCCTTGACGAGGCCGATCTGTCGATGGACCCGGCAAGTGCCTATTTCGTCGAGAACATCATCAACCGCAATCCCTCGAACGAGGAAGTCACCGCCGCGGCAGTCTACGCGGCCGGCGGCTATGACAACAAGAAATTCCCGTTTGACCTCCAGTCGGACTTGCTGGCGCTTAGTGGCTCCACGTACACAGTCCCGATCATGTTTGAATCAAGCAGATCATCCGGCGCAGCTCCGGCCGCGGCTGGCAATGGTATCGTGACCGACCTGACGCTGTTGGCATCGCCACGCACTGTGCGACACACACTGACCCTGACGTACAACGGGGCCACCTTCGACGTGGCTTGCACCAATCCTTCGGCCTACGTGCAACTGTCCACACTGGGGGCAGCCACGGCCGGCACGCCCTACGTGGCTGTGAACCCGTACACCGTTGGCTTCACCATCAGGACCGGGTCAGTGGCCTTCAATGTCGGTGACGTGATTACCCTGCAAATCATCCCCTTGCCGACGAACCTTTCGACTGGCACAGGGCTGCTCATCAACCGCAAGTTCTATCCCGACAAGGTGAGCAATGCGAACACCTCCTATTATGTGTCGGCCAACACGCCAAACACCGTCACTGTGGTGGGAACGCCGGCAGTGGGCACCGGGGCAACCCGGGGCGAGACTACCAGTTCAGCGGTCATCACCTTCCCCTACACCGTGGTGGTTGGTGTCAATGACGCTATCACCGCCAGCACCGACCTGGATACCACACCGATAGCCATGGTGCTGACACCCGCTGCCTATGCAACCGCGGCTGCGCTGGCGGCAGAAATCGACATTCAGTGGGTGGCAGGTGGTGGAACCGGTAGCATCGCCGAGGGGACAACTGTATCAGCCACCACAGGCACGATCACCATCGCCTCAGTCACTGCCTATGCCGCTGGCACGGTTGGCTATGATAGTTGGGTTGACATGGATGTCGTGCCCAACAGCATCTATGCCACCACGTTCCTCGTGGCCGGCACCTACCGTGGCGTGCCCGGAACCACCTGGCAGGCACAAGGTGCCCTTGAATTGGGCGGCGGATACGACGGTGGAACCCCCGCCAATGCCGACTACATAGCGGCAGCCAATGTCAACACCAGCCTTGCCCGCAATCTGCTGAAGAAGAACGCGGGGCTGTGCAAGCTGTCCGTGCCGGGCGTCACCAACGCCAGCGTCCAACAGTCATGGGTTACCTTGGGCGAAGCAGTCAACCAGCCGTTCCGTGGCGAGATTGCTGCCAGCACCACGACAGAACAAGGCGCCGTGGCCTTCGTGCTTGACAGCATCGGGCGCAGCGACTTCCTGCACATTGCATGGCCCGCATACGGCTATGAACTGGATCCGCGTGGCGGGCCGGGTTTCGTCGAGGTGTCCAGAACTGGTAAGATCTTCGGCATGGAAGCCCGCATGGCTGCCGAATATGGTGGCTATCACAAGGCCGCGGCCGGCACGACTGCCGTGCTTGACGGCGACAAGGGTGACCGCATGGAAGGTGCGGACCTCAACGAGGGTCTGCTCAATCGCTATGGCCTGCAGCCGGTCAAGAAGTACGGTGCAGACTACATCGTTTGGGGAGACAGAGCCCCGTTTGAGAACCAGGAATGGACGTGGAAGCACCAGCGCGAGCAGATGTCCTACTATGAGAACGTGCTGGCTGTGTCTTATGACTGGCTGATCTTCGCCATCAACGACACTGAGACTCAGGACTATGTCTATCCCACACTGGCCGAGTTCTTCTTCAAGCGCTGGCAGAACCGTGAATTGCGGGGCGACAAGTTCCCCGATGCCTGCGAGATCAAGATTGACAATGAGAACAACACCGATGCCACCAGGGCAGCCGGTGAACTGAATGCCGAGATCAAGTTGCGCCTTGCCGACACCGTGGAGAAGTTCCGCATCATCGTCAGCAAGCGCGGAATATTTGAAGGCGTATAAGCACCCAGGAGGGAATCATGGTCAAGGCCATCAAAGACGATCACATGCCGCTGAACAAATACGACTTCCTGGTCACGGGCCTGATCCCGATCACCTTCTTGAAGGTCGATGGGCTGGAGGAGGAGCTGGAGACGGTGGACCTGCCCGACAGGACACCGGCTAGCGGCGGGCAGGTGAAGCCCGTGGAGTTCACGGTGTCCGTGCCGCTGCACCACGAGTCCGAGATCCTGGCCATGAACGTGTGGTGGCAGGAGGGGCAGGACCCCGTCTTGCCGACATACAAGAAGGCAGCGGTGCTGATTTTCAAGAGCATCACCGGGCAGATCAGCAAGAAGATTGCCCTCATCAACTGTTTCGTGTCCGGGCGCAAATGGCCCGACGCAGAGCAGGAGAATGAGGGAGAGATGGCCGTGGTTGAGTACACGCTCAAAGCGAACGTCGCCCCGATTCCGTAAGGGAGATCAGGCAACGTGTTCACTCGACAGGCCACCCTTACAACGGCCAAAGGCCGAATTGGAGGATGAGCCGTGAAAGTATTGTTCCAAGAAGAAGAAATCAGGGATCACAAAACGCGGTTTGTCACACGCGAGTTGAAGGACATGGTTGGCACCTTGCCGATTGGCATGTTGCACTCCGGTAAGTTGCTGAAGAACTACGGCGTCAAGTCGGAGTTCAAGGGCAAGCAGGAGCGCACAATTGGCAAGTGGAAGAACCAGCACCCCAACGGCACGACTGGCAAGCTGACCAGTTTCGTTGTGAGTTACATGCTGGATTCCCTGGGGCCACATGCGAACTTTGGCCAGTTGGGAAAAGGCGAACAGGCGGTCATCCTGCAACAGATGCACTTTGTGGACGTGCTGGTCGCCTATTTTGGCATCAGGCTATCCACATTGGATAAAGCGTACCGGGTGCAGGTAAAGTGCCCGGCATGCCGCAAGCCCGTGCGTGTGACGCTGGATTTGGGCACCATGGAAGTCACGGTGGCTGAGAATTGGGAGGACTGCCTGATTCCAGTGAGCCTGCCCAATGGCATCCCGTTGACGGTTGGTGACAAGGTGGAGTTGTTCAAAGACGTGGTGCTGGCCCCTCCCAAGTGGCATCCGATGGAGGCCGCACGCGATAGGGATAGCGAGTTCGATTTGACGATCAACGCCCTACCTAGTTGCCTGCATGAGGTTGCGGGCCTGCAGCCTGAGCAGTGGATGGGCCAGAACTGGCTTGACGACATCGACAAGTTGGATTTGGAGCAGATGGTTGGGGTGGTTGAAGAGGAATTCCCGCAAGCTGATTTGCTGCTGGACCTGCATTGTGTTAAGTGCGGGAACCAGTGGGCGATGCCGCTTGATTGGAGTTATGACAATTTTTTTGGGAGTGCTTCCCTTCGATCAATGCCGAGGACGAAAGGTACGAAGGGGCGTGGCTAATGCGCATGTCAAAGGGTGGTATCACCATTGGCGCGCTGGAAGACATGACAAGCCACGAACGGCACGACTGGATCGTGTCCTTCAGTGCCTTGCTCAAGGATGAGCAGGAAGCGCAAAAGAGGGCCTACAAGAAGAAGAAGTAGGGGCGGCCATGTTCAAAAGCCTGAAGTACACCATCAGCGTGAACAGCAAGTCCGCCGTCAACAGCATGAAGGCATTTGGCCGATCAATCAAGACAGTCAGGTCGATGGCATCCACCGCCATGCGACCCATCAATGCCATGGCCAGGGGCATTCGCAAGGGCATTGGCGGGGCAGCCAAGTTCGCAACACGGCAACTGAGTCGTATGGCCAAAGTAGGGATGGTTGCTGCGGGAGCCGCCACAGCCTTCGCAGCAAAGAAGGCTACGGACTTCGACGAGGGCATGTCTGGAGTGCAGGCAATCTTGCGCAAGACCAAGGGCGAGATGGAGGGCCTACGCAAGAAGGCGTTGGAATTGGGGGCAACCACCAAGTTCACTGCCACTGAATCGGCGGGCGCAATTGAAGATCTGGCGCGGGCTGGTTTCACAGAAAAAGACATCATGGAGTCAGTGGCCGGGGTGACGGCATTGGCAGCCTCGCAGAACATGGCACTGGCAGACTCGGCGCGCGTGACTGCCAATGTCTTGAGAGGTATGCGCCTGCCTGTGTCGGAGGCCACCAACGTCGCTGATCAGTTGGCCATGACCGCCAGCATCGCCAATGTCACGGTTGGTGACCTGGGCGAGGCCATGCGCTATGCCGCGGCCACATCAGCAGATGCCAAGATACCGTTGAACGAAACACTGGGCGTGCTGGCGGCAATGGGTGACGCAGGACTGAAGGGCAGTATCGGTGGTACGTCGTTCACCAATGCCATGAATAAGTTGTCCAAGCCGTCGGGCAAGGCAGCAAAACTCATGGAAGAGTTGAACATTCAGGTCACCGATGCCAAGGGCAACTTCCTACCCATGGTCGAATTGTTTGACAATATCCGGCAAGGCATCGCCAAGATTGGCCCGGAGGGTGAAAAGACAAGGGACAAGCTTGCAGCCATGTCCGAGATCTTCGGCATCCGCGGCAAGAAGATGGCCAGCGCTATGTTGGGGGCCATAGAAACCGGCCGCGTGCAGGAACAGATAAAGAAGATCAGCAACGCTGCTGGCACCGCAGCGCAACAGGCCAGTACCCGGATGGACAACATGAAGGGTGACCTCAAACTGATGGCATCCGCGGCCGAGACGTTGTCCATCAATCTCATGTCGCCATTTACCGAAGGTGCGCGCTCCGGTGTTCAGGGATTCACGACTCAACTTGCAGACATGGCCATGATTGTGGGTGGGGCCACAGAAAAGACGGATGAATTGGGCAATAAGGTGAGCCTGATCGGGACGAAGGCATGGACCATCATATCTAAGGTGAGACTTGCCTTCAACTTCCTGCGCACCACTGCTGACACTGCGCTGAGTTGGATAATCGCCAAATGGGATCTAGTGAGGGGCGCAGTCCGCACAGTTTTCAACGCGTTGGTGGCGTATGGCAAGGAATATTGGCGCACTGGGATCAAACCAGTGTGGGACGCTATCACGAAACTGCATGGCAAGTTCGAGGGCTTCATGGAGAATGTCGCTGGACTGGTTGAGGAAAATGCAGAGGGCATCAAGAGTGCTTTCGCCATTGTCGGTAGATTTGTCGGTAATGTTTTTTCCAGCGTCGCTGAATCCATCGCAAATGCCATGGGCTTTGCCCTCGACACAATGGGTTCGTTTATCATGGATGCCCGCACCGGTTTCACGGACCTCGCCTCGTCAATCGACTATGCGTTTTATTGGGTTGGCATTCAAATCAAGAATGCACTGATGAACACGCTCAGTGCCGTCATGAAGCCAATCACGAACTGGATGGAGGCGGCGGCTGAGTTTCTGGATCTGGTTGGAGCGCACGACACTTCCGCCAAAATCAAAAAGGGATTTAGGGGATTTGCAGAAGCCACGACGACAACAGAGGCTCAACCATACCAAGCATATCGTAATAAGTATTATTCGGCCGAGGATGCGCGCAGAAAGGAAATGGAAGGCCAATTTGCGCGAGACACGTTCAACAGGAAGTTAGAGAGAGATATGAGAAAGCAGTTGCATGGTTCTCTCTTTGGTGGTGAAGGCATCATGGGTGCATTGCCGACGGATGATGCTATCAAGGGAGCAGTTGGCAGTGGCGTAGGGACCATCAACAAGGCTATGAATCAAGCTGCCACCTGGGCCGGCAGCATGGAAACCAAGACCAACGTCACGATTGACGACAAGCGACAGACCAAGATTGAGAGCAAACTCTGCATTGACGGCAAGGCGCTGACCGGCGCCGTTGCCAAGCGCACGGTGGAGAACAGCGAGCGCGAGGGCATGAGGGTCACCGCCTACCAGCGCCAGGTGGTTGTAGAGCGCGGCGCAATACCGGTGGGGGCATAGATGGTAGTCAGCACAACCATAGGCACCAAAAGCCTCAAAACCATCCTGCACGGCAAGTCGTGGAGCATCCTGAATGTCGACACGTTCAAGGAAGTGTCTGGCCAGTTCCAGGCGGAGGGCATAGAGGAGACACGCAACAACAGTTATGCGGAGGCCCCTGTCTACAGGCAGGAGGGGCCTATTCTCCAGTTCATTCGCAAAGAAATCGACACCATGACATTCCAGGCCCGGTTCTTCAGCGACTCCATCGTTTACAGCCTACTTGACAAGTACAATGAGGTGCTGGCGCTAACCGAGCCGGACCCCATTCGTGACCGGCCGCCGCTGTGTCTGTTCGTCTGTGGTGAGATCGGTTGGTTCGACAACGTGATCATCAAGTCGGTTGGGCCAATCAAGCACGGTGACCCGGCCTTCTGGGGTCGGATGCGGACGCTGGATTTCAGCATCACCATGCAACGCCATATTCCGTTCACCATCTCCAGTTCGCCCGCGCTTGAATCCATGTACTACCCGTGCGGCGTGGGTGAGACGTTCGAGACCGTTGCAGAGAAGGTGTACGGGTCTGCAATACTGGCCACATACCTCAGGTACAAGAATCCAGACATGACCGAGTGCGCCAAGGAAAAGACGATCAAGGTGCCTGAGAAGAAGTTGACCAAGGGATGGATTTCAGAGCCAAAGTCTGTGGTATTCGATGGCAGGGAGGACACTGAGGAGCAACTGCTTTCGATGTACGACCGGCGGGCTTATAGCGTGGTCTACCCCGACATCGACGGGACGGGCATGTAATGGCTGACTACGACTTCCTTGCCCCCACGTTCGACATAGCCGTCAACGGGGAGTCCCTGCCTTCGGAGTTCCGTGACGCCGTGCTGATTTCCGAGTACGAAAGTTGTCTGGACATGGCGGACAAGGGCCGCGTCGTGTTTGCAGACCCGGCGCTGCTGCTGCTTGACGACCCGCGACTGTTGCCGGGTTCCACCATTGATCACTACTTCGGTTATGGCGGTTCGTTGGGGGCCGGTGCCGAGTGGGTTGGGCGTTCCGTTGTCCGCAAATACAACCCGTCACTCATGATAGAGGAGATCAGCACCCTGGAACTGACCGGCTATGACGGCAGTTTCAAACTCATGGAGCAAGGCGGTGGTGGGCGCATTTTCGGCACACCTGAAAAGGGCATGACGTACTCTGAGATCGTTGAGGAGATAGCCTACTTCCACGGCATGCAGCCCACCGTGGACGCGGTGACAGCCCCTGAGGTGAAGATCGTCCACAAGGCGGAGGACACAGACTTTCAGTTGATAGCCTCGCTGGCAGCACAGAAAGGTTTTGAGTTCAGTGTCGCATGGAGCGACCAGGCCCAGACATGGGTCTTGACATGGGGCGAGCCGGCGGCAACGACGCAACTGGACTCGTTTGAATTCGTGTTTGACCCGCGTGCTGGTTCCGGTGTAGCACTCAAGAACATCGAACTGGACCTCAGCCTGCAGCAACTCAAGTCAGGTGTGTCCGTTGATTACTTCGACAGGTCCAAGATGACCTGGGAGCGAATGGAGATCGAGGAGACGGGTACCAAGATGAAGTTCGTCAACAAGGATAAGATTGAGGAAAGCTTGGAGGATGCCGCCTCGTTCAGACTTTCATTTGAAGAGAAGGCCATTGAAGTTGTACCCGCACAGAAGTTCAACTCAGCAGAGGAAGCCTACGACTGGGCACAGCACTGGTACCGCAAGCGGAAGAATGAACTGATCATTGCGCAGGGCACTACCATAGGATTGCCTACGCTCATGGCCGGGCAGGTACACACAATCAAGGGTGTGGGCAACCTGCTGACAGGCGACTACCTGTTCGCCAGCGTCAAGCACAAGTGGGGCTCAAGCGGCTACTCGTGCGACTTCGTGGCCCGCAAGATACTGAAGGACAGCGTATGAGGAAGATCAAGGCCACAGTCTCAGACAACATGGACCCGGAAATGAGGGGCCGGTTGAAGGTGGAGTGCCCTGACCTGGTGGAGAAGGGACTCACCTATCCCGATTGGGTTGAGTGCGCCGGCCTCATGAACTGGAAGGATGACACTGGACTATTTGCCATCCCCGACATCGGGGAAATGGTTGAACTGCAAATTGCAGACAAGGGCAAGGCAGACGAGGGGCCGTATCGCCTCTCCCACATCATAGCCCCGGACGTCAAGTGGAAGCCCATGACCGAGATCTTGGAGCCCGCCGACGTGCCGGCAGAGGCCAAGGTGAACTATCCAAACAGGGTGGTGTGGAAGCCTGATGCAGATAGCATGGTGGTGTTCGACAAGGTGACGGGGCAGGTGATTGTGACCGGGCGCGTGATGCTGTTGCTTGATGCCACGGCAGATTCATTCCTTGCCCGCTTTACCGAACTGAAGATAGCCTATGACGCACACACGCATCTGGGCAATATGGCAGCACCGACTGGACCACCGATTGTGCCATTGCCGCCAAACGTGGCCACAACCAAAGTAATGGGGAAATAACCATGGCGATTGGAGATCCAGACTACAGGCAGGGACTTGCGGTGCCAGTGCAGGCTGATGGCCGTGGCTCGTTCCTGGTGCTCACCGGCGAAGAGTACGTGCGGCGGCTGGTCATGGTGGCAATGGACGATGCTCAATCAGACAACCCGTTCCAACGTGACCTCGAGGGGCTCGGCGACCCTTTGATCTTTGCCCTGTCGAATCCGATGTGGAAGCGATTTGTGGAGAACAAGGTAAAGACGGCATTTGACTTGCTCAAGACCGATCAGTTGGCTGAATTGTCACGCCTGACTTGGTTGACAGAGGACCAGGGCGACGGCACGGGCACCCAGGAAATAGAGGTTGAGTACATCAACCTTGAGACAGACGAGTTGCAAAAAGTGCAGTACACCTACACCAAGCAGTCAGTGTAGTAGGGGGAGCGATGACCACACCGATAACCACGCCGGACATTCCATTCACCGGCTTCTATTACCCGCAGGTGCTGGCAGACTATATCCGCTGGAAGCGGGCCAACATGCCGGACCTGAAAAGCGAGAACCCCTACGATGCTGTGATGCAACTGATGCGGGCCAATGCGTTGGGCGTCCACTACGGCAGCGTGCGGCTGGATGCGCTGGCGCAAGAGGCCATCTTCGGCACCTGTCGCACGCGGCGGGCACTGGCCAAGCACCTGAAACTGATCGGCTATCGCATCAGGGGAGACGTGCCGGCCACCACGCAAATGCTTTACAAGTTGGCACAGGTGATAACACCGGCAACGGAGGTCATCCCAGACAACTGCCTGGCAGCCACCAAGGCCACGGGCTCGGCCAGTTCCATCCTGTTCGAGGCAGACGAGGCGGTAGATGTGACGGCAGCCAACCTTCTGACCTCAGCCTTCGTCTATGACGCGGGCGGTGCGTTGTACACCGACATCACCACGGAACTGAACACCGACGTGCTGCCTGTGCAACTATTGCCCGCAGTACCGGCGGCGCAAGACGCGCTGTACATCGGCCACTCCGATGTGCTGTGGGATAGGATGGACTTTGAACTGATCTCAATAGCGATGGCTGATGTGGGGTATTCGCTGGAAGCCTACGACGGCAGTTGGCGCGATATGAATCCCGACCTGGTGATAGACTTGGGCGGCACCATTCGCTTCAACATCGCCTCGCTGTGTCCGTCGATAGCCACGGGGTTGACCGTCCGCGTGTACTACAGCCAAACGGACACGTATGAGGATTGCACCGTCGCATGGGACGGTACCACAAGTTACATTACGACGACCGGAACCCTGGGCCAGGTGGCCGTATCGCTCACAGAATCAGACTACATGGTGGGTGCCGAATGGCGACCAGTGATCGGGCTGTCCCCAACTGACACCACAACCAACTTCACGACTGATGGGTATGTGTCGTATGGCGTCATGCCCAAGATGCAGGGCTTTGATTGGGTCAAGGGCACGGTGAATAGCGTTGAGGCGTACTGGCTGCGCTTTCGTGTGACAAGCGTTGCAGGCGCCCCCGTGCCACCGACAGTTGATAGGGTGAAGATCACCGAAGGTGGCCAGTACATTGAAGTCGGGGCCACGCAGGGCCGCACCATCACCGACCCGTCAATCATTGGCACGGGGCTGGCTTCGCAGTCAGTGACCTCCGCATTGCCGAACGTGGTGGACCAAAGCGGGAGCATCACCGTTGACGGGGACACATGGACGGAGGTCGACAACTTCCTGGCTTCATCGGCCATCGACAAGCACTTCACCACGGCCATCAACGACGACGAGTATTTGGTCTTCACCTTTGGCGATGGCACCAACGGCAAGATGCCCCCCAGCGCCAGTTCAATCATCCCCGCCTATCGCGTGGATGCGCAGACAGACGGCAACGTGGGCGCTGATTCTGTTGTCATAAACCGCACGGGAATCAGCCTTGTCAGCAGCGTGACCAACTACCTGCCCGCAAGTGGTTGGCAGGAAAAGCAGGGGCACGACCTTGCAGACATCGAGAGCATGAAGATTATTGGACCCGCCAGTTTGCGGGCAATGTCCGTGTCTGCACCAATCGACATCGAAAGCAAGGCAGTGGACTGGGTGGATGATACGGGATCAAGCCCGGTGATAAGGGCACAGGTCATCGAGGAGGGCTACGGGCTAAAGACGGTGCAGGTGCTTCTGGTTGGTGCAGGTGGCGCAGTGCTGTCGAGTACCGTGCGTGACGCACTGGAATTGTACTACAACGACCCTGACACCGGCATAATGCTGGCCAACCACGAAGCCTACGTGGACAACTACACGCAAAACACGATAGCCATCACCGTGCAAGTCACAGGCATCACGGCGGGCCTCAGCTACCAGGTGCAAAACCAGTTGGCTGCCTACCTGTTGCCAACGGCGGTGGATGATGACGGCAATTGGGTGTGGGACTTCGGGGGTACCGTGGCCCACTCCCGACTGGAGGCGGAAACCTACAAGGCAAACGCAGCCATCACGAACGTCACGGTCACTAACCCCGCGGCAGACGTGGTGCTGGCAGCAACTGAGTTGCCCATCGCCGGGGCCATTACGGTGGTGATTGTCTAATGAAACACGATCCGAACTTCCCCTATGAAATGTACCGGTTCTTGATCCGCTCCATTCGTGAGGCGGACAAGGATGTGGCGCTGTTGCTCGAGCGCTACTTGAATCGCCCACAGTACTGGTTTGAGACGCTGTTGGCGAAGATGGACGATGTGCTTGACCTGTTGGACCCCGTGCTTTGCCCTGAGGCATGGGTGCGGGAGTTGGCGAAGCATGTGGGGTGGACCAAGGAACTGCGGGCCATAACCAACCTCGCCAGCACTGCGGACATGCGAAAGTTGATAGTGCTGGCAGTGCCGTTCTGGAAGATCAAGGGCAGCGAGCCCGGCATTGTGGATGCCTTGCGCGCATTCACCGGTAAGTCTGTGATCGTGGATGACTGGTTTGACTACCGCTTTATCGTGGACGAACCGCACATGGAATGGATCACCTTGCCCGGCGGTGGACCGTGGGTGATAGGTGGTGGGGGTGGCCCGTTCGACGAGTACGTGTCTGACATCTTCATTCAAGACAGCGCCACACTGAACCACTCCCTTGTGGAGAAGTTGGTTGAGGTGCTGTTCCGGCCCACCAACGAACGGTACTACATCATCTATTGCGACTTCCTTGATGATTTCGACCTCGGGCTGTCGCAGTGGGCGGTGCAGGCCGGTACTCCAACGACGCCCGACAATTCGCTTTACATGCTGTCCGGTGATGCCCTGTGGTCTGAAGCGGCGGCCGGATGGAGCAACCTGCTATACCGCTTTGATTTCCAGTTCACAACCGCCGGCACGCTGGTAGCCACCTTCTATGACACACGCCCATTTGGCGGCACAGACTACTACTACGTGTCAATCAACGGGGCCACCAACACCTTCAGGCTAATCCGTTTCACATCTGGACTTGGGCATGTCGTATTGGGCGCCTATATGCACGCTGTGCCGCTGTCCACCGCCCGCTGGGGCATCATGGTACGGGCACAGGACATTGTGGGCGGCACAGACCTTGAGGTGTACCTTGACGGCGACCTGAAGATACACGCGGCCGACGTGGCTGTGGCCATGGGAGCCGGTGGAATAGACTATACCCTGAGTGGCGGTGGCAGATGTTCGGTGTACCGCCCGCATGTGATTGAACTTCCCGGCACAATCACCAAAGTGCCGTCGTGGCTGTAAGGAGAAAAGATGCTGACTGATGCAAGAACCGCACTCTATTCCAAAAAGATTCTCAACTTGACGCAGATGGACACCGGGTTTCTCCAGTTCCTCTGGGAAAAGAGCCAGGACCAGGGCAAGGCGTTTGTGGTCAACGACACCAATGGTGCGCTGTTTGCTCCCGTGGTGCTGATCAATCCAGGGGTGGGGCAGATCTCAGTGTCGGGCAAGATGTATGGCCCGGATGGCACGGGGCACCTTGTCGCTGCCGACAGTGCGGTGGTGGCTCACCAGCCATTCATCACAGCGATCCCGTTCGAGGACACTGTGGCCGTGCCCTACTTCTTTGCTGCCAAGTGGGCGGAGGTGCCGGCAACGGTTGAACAGAACCCGCGCGTGGCAGACACCTACCACTATGGGCAGATGACTGAGATTGTTGGGGACGGGCCGTATGACCCGGACGTGGTGACGAACCCGGGGCCGGGGTTGAAGTTGGTGGTCAACACAGCCACTGAGAACGGGGCAGTGGCCGACCATGCGGGCCAGACGTGCTACGTGTACCTCGACACGCCGGAGAACGGAGTGTACGCCACGGCAGTCGAGGAGTGCGTTATCCAGAACGACGGTGCGGACAACTACGTGATCACAGCAGGCACCTTGGGGCAGTCCGTGGTATCTGTGGTGGCCGCAGACTATACGGTGGTCGTCAAGGGTATGGTGTGGAGCACCGTCACCTACGTGGGCGTTGCCGACTACATCTTCCTAGGTGAAGTCACTGGCTCAGGTGGCGGCGTGCCAGTCATTGATGTGAGTGGTCAACAGGTGTTGTACGGCAGTGGCCTGGCGCTGATGAATGTGCTTGAAGTTGGCCCCAATGGCGACCTCAAGATTGCGGTGAAGGCCCATGCCGCCGACGTGGCCACACCCCAGGTGTCTGTGATTGACAATGCGGCGGTCAGGCAGTGGCACGTCAACGAGTTGGGCAACCACGTCTGGACCGGAGCAAGTTCGTTGTCCGAGGCCGAAGCAGAGTTGGTGCTTACCGGTTCACCAGGTGGTGGATTTGGGAAAGTGGAATTGACCAACGTCCCGATGCACCTGAATGACTCGGACATGATCGCTGCGGGCTATGCCAATGGCGCAGCCCTTGGCGGCGAAACGAACTTCACCACGTTCAATGGCAACCGCACCTCGTGGATGGGCAACATCCGCGAGCAGCAAAGCATCGGTGATGCCTTGAACTTTGCGGGCCTTGCCACCAACCCTATCCTGTCCTTTGCTGGCGTGAACGTGTCGTATACGGCATTTCAAGTGGTGTCCGATGGTGGCTATGAGTACATCGCCGGCAGTAGCGTCACCAAGGCGTGGGGCGTCACGCAGACGTGGCACGTCTACTACGACCGTACAGCCAACGCTGTTGACGCAAGCCAGGCGCCCGGGGACTTCGACCCCGACAATGGCGACATCCTGCTTTGCATGGTGACTAGTGACGGGGCGGGCAACGTCAACGCGTTGTGGAATGCCGACGCGCTGATCAACTGGTTCGAAAGGCGGGTGCCGATCACGGTGGGCACGTCCAACGGCGCAGCTTTCCCCACGGTCTACAATGCAATCAACTTCCAGCGGGCTGTGCGAATCCTGGGCAAAGACCTGTCATGGAACTGGACGATCCTTGTGGTCGACGACACGGACGAGGCCAACCAGTGGCCCCTTGACCAGTACTGCGAGGGCCTGAGAATTGAGGGCACCGGCAGAAAGAGGAGTTTCCGTACCGTCAACTGGACATCATCGGTAGGAAGCCTGGCAAGGTTCTCCACCACGCAAGACATCAGCATCTCGAACCTGGATTTCACGGTGGATGGCGCTGCGACGCCGGCAGTCTACCCCTATTCAATCTTCGAGTTCGAGACGGCAACCGTCACGAGTTCAATCCACATCCACGACTGCAGGGCCATATCCAATGGAGTCCACACCTTTGCCCATGCCTTCTATATGGATGCTGGTTCCCTCAACCACCTCTACGTGGAGCGGTTCAACGCCCAGACGACGGACGGTTTTGTCGAGTTCAACAACTCCGTGGCACTTTATAAGGTTCATTTTGACGATTGCACATATGACCAGCAGGGCGTCGCCATTGGAGTCGCCACGTCAGGATACAATATTGACGTATGCTCTGAGTTGTACGTTCGTGGTTGTCGCATTCAGGCGGGCGCTGACGGCGTACTAATGGGAAGTTGCACGAATGTGTGGATCGAGAATAGCACCATCTACAGTTGCGGCGGCAACGGCATCGTCGGCCACGTCGCAGCACCTTCAACAGACGTCAACATTGTCGGTGTTGTTTTTGATAGCAACACCACGTTGGACGTACGGGGAGAGGGAAACAACTGGAAGGTCATCAGGTGCTTTGCTGCATCTGGCAACGGCAAGGGGATCTACTTCGCCAGTGGTACCGGGGCAACGGCTGAACACAATGTATTCCAGGGCCTTGGGGCCAACCTTTCAGGCATCGAGACAGCGATTCCCTACACAAAGATGTTGCACAACGTACTGTCAGGCACGGGGGCTGCCGCTGACTTTGCGCTGCACTTCGCGGCGGGGGCAACGAACGGACTATGTGAAGGAAATGCAGTTACCGACTGGACAACCGGTAATGTCGTGTATGTGGATGCGGCGGCAGACGGCGCAATCATCAAAAACAACACACTGAACACCAGCGATGCAACTGCTTATGCCATCTACAGCAACGGGACTTCCACATTGGTAGAGGGCAACAGAATCGAGGATTGCAACTACGGGATTTGGCTTGGTGCCACATACTCGTCAGCGGTCAACAACCAGATCGATGCCGGCACCGGAGCCACAGATGCAGCAATATACCTATCTGCCGCTGGGCTGCGGGCAATTGGCAACAGCATAGAGGATGGCAAATACGGTATTTACGTCGGTGGCGACCGGTGCGTTGTCTCAGACAATACGACATTCTTGAGCAAGTATGGTGTGTACGTTGCAGTCGCAAGTGACAGCACCGCCGTCAATGGCAATTCTATTGATTCCTACGGCAGCGGTGCGGGCAATGAGGACGGCATTTATGTCGCTGGTGACTTCACAACGCTTACGGGCAACACACTGCCCTCGATGGCTGCAGGTGCAGGTAGTTCGATCAACATCGCGGCGACCGCCAACAAGACTTCTATCTGCGGGAACACTGCGCAAGACGGGACGGCCATGGTTGACGGTGGCACCAACACGCTGCCAGCCCCCATCGCAAACTTCAACACCTGGTAGGTTCCTACAAAATAAGAGACAAGCGGCAAGCCTTTTGCTACTATCAATGGTGGTGCTTGACGGGACTCTAGCAATCCGTTGCACGAGGGACATGGCTATGGCAAAAGACAGCACCGTTGTAGGCGTCAACCCCGATGCCTGCATTGAACGACACAAGACGATCAGCCAGTGGCAGGAACTACATACAGAGATAGACGCAGACCGAGCCAAGAACTTGCAAAAGGAATTATCGGAACTGAAGACCACCCTGAAAGCAACGGAGCGGAGCCTACACCTTGCGGTCAAGGAAGAAACAACCCGCATCTGGAAGAAGGTCGATTCACTGTGTATCAAGATAGACGATAAGTTGCTGCCCGCCCTGCAAGCCACCGACAAGGCGGGGGCCATTGCCGATACCCGCCATGAGACACGCTTCACCACCGTGGCCCGCATGTTGGGCTTCATCATCGGTTCAGGCACTATTGGTGGTGCCATAGTATTCTTGCTGACCATGCTGTTCGGCGGTTGACACGCCCTCCCGTAAAAATGTAGACTACAGACGCGTCACCGTGGGGAGCGGCCGCAGTTTGTGATGAAAGTAGCGCAGTTCAAACCACTCGTCATGCCCGATTGCCTGGGGCATATGGTCGACGAGGACGCCGAAGATTCAGACATTTGCCACGGGACCAAAAATGAGACAGCCTGTGCCATGCGTACACGCTGCGCGCTGGCGCAGTACCTTGCGGACGTGACGCACACCACAGTGCGACAGGTGGTGGAAAACTTGAACGGTCCCCTGGGTGTCCCGTTTGGAGCCATTGGCATGGCCCACGACCGCCGTAGTTTGACGCTCACCGATGCAGCCCGGCGCGTGGCGTTTTCCACCATGTGCGGGCAACTGGCTGAGATGTTGGGCAAGAAGCTGGAGAAGTGGCCCGACGACAGTTGGGCACATGACTCGTTTGGAATGCTGAACTGCCACTGGCTTTTGCAAACGGACAAGGGAACACGACGCAAGAAGCAGGGCCGCACGTTGCGCAAAGTCAGCCCGGTCAAGGAACGGCTGAAGGAGGACTGGCGCAAGAACGCTAGGCCGGAACTGTGGTACAAGTCACCCTATGCCGACTTCTACGTTCCGGTGGCAGCCATGCACGACGGAGTTTTGCTGCTTGCCGGCAAGGTGGAGGACTTCAATACGGTGGTGTCAGACATGCCTGCCTACCGCCACCTTGCGCTGACCAAGGACCGGATCGCTGGCTGGTGCTGTGCGGGCAAGATGAACAACGAGCGCATTGAGGAAGTCGCCACGTTTCTGGCGGCAGCATTTCCATACACCGTCGCCCGCAAGGCGGCACAACGCAGGTTTCAATAGGAGAGACAATGGACGAACAGGCACTGAAGACACTTTTGCTATCGCCCCCCTCAGACGAGAAGAAAAACGCAGTCGTCGTTTTCATGGTGGACCTGGCTGAGGAGTTGGGCGACACCGTGGGCAAGCGCGAGATGGCGGAGCTTTCCCGGATGACGATGCTGAACACGGAGACGGCAACAATCTTGTCCGCTAATCCACGAATGGCCGAATGGAAGGTGCGGGCGCTTGTCGGGGAGCTGCACGAATACTGTGAACTGCGCAAGGCGCTGGCCAAGTTGGACGCCCACAAGGAGCGGCTGTACTGGACGCTCAAGGCGCTGTACAAGGTGGCATCATGATAGTTGACCTGGACTACAAGGCACTGCACGCCAAGGGCAAAGACTTGCGCATCGTCGCCTGGAACCCGACGGACATGTGGCACTTTTGCATGCAGTTGATGGATGGCGACGGGGAGATCGTAGACTACACGTACGTGACCGACGAGTACAAGACTTCACATGACGAGAAAGCGCTGCTCACCCGGGGCGGTGTGTACCTTTCAGTCAACCTGCGCAACGCCTGGGGCATGGTGGCCCTCAAGGATTGGATACTGGCGAAGTTGGCAGAGTGGAAACCCGACATCATTGTTTGGCATGGGCCGCGCTTCGGACGCACCACGTTGTCCATGCCAGCCGTCGCTGCTTGTCGTTTACAAGGGGCGCTGCTGGACCACATGATCCGCGCACAAATGCCGTTGAAGATCTACGAGTTCAACAGCCTGGCCATTTGGGTGACCGAAAAAAACGGCAGGGCCTACCTGCGATGCGTGGACGAGGCCGCGGCGTTGTGGCCGGAACAGGCGGAGTACTTCTACCACCTGTTCAAACTGAAGGATAAGTACCCCGCCTGGCGAGATGCCATTTGGAGCATGGCGCTGGCCAAGTTCTCCCTTGCCGACATTGCCTTGCGGTCCGGGGCCGTGTCGCTTGAGGACTTGACGCCGCGGCAGCGCATGGCCTTCACCCGCATAACCGGCCTGCACCCGATCAACATCCTGCAACATCCGGCCTTCGTCTGGAAAGCCACACCTGCACTGGGGGAAAGCGTTGGCAAGACCCGCAAAAGACGACGCAAAAAATCCTAGGTTCGTACGGCCGCGGCTGTGGGTGTTGCCCATGAGGCAACCGTGGGCTGAACTTGTTTTGAGTGGTCAGAAGACCCTGTGCATTGAGGAGCACCAACCGGACCTGCGGGGTTGGGTGTTGCTGCATGCGGGCAAAACCGTTGACCTTGATGCGGTGCCGGTCCTGCGTGAGCATGGCGCTTTGGTGCCATCCCCGCTTCCCACGGGGGCCTTGGTGGGCGTTGTCCACCTTGCGGGCGTGCGGTGGGTTACAGACACGTCTGAGGACTTGTGCGCTGCCCTCGGTACTTCGGAGTTGCCCGAGCAGTTGGCCTATGACCTGTTTGGCTTCTATGCAACCAGCGGCAAGAAGTTACCGCGATTTGCCTGGGGGTTGGCACACCCACTGCGGATTGAGCCCATTGCCATAGCGGGCCGGGGGCGAAGATGGGCATTGCCCCCAAAGTTGAATGCGACGGTGCGACGCGAGGTATTGAGGCATGCTGGCCAGATACCCGCATTACCGACACCGTAAAAAAAACTGCACTTTCTTATTGACGCCAGACATTCCCCCTGCTATTCTTGCCCAAGATGGAGGATGGACGTGAGCGGGAAGCGGTGGCTCAAGCGGTACAAGGTCAAGACCAAGGAAGAGCGGCTGGAAACGGTAGCCGGTGCTGTTGACAAGTGCGCCGACCGCTTGACGCGGGCGAGGATGGAACACGCCCTGGCTTTGGCCACGGTGGGTGAGCCTGCAAGGTACGTCATCGGCGTGCGGGGCCTGCGGGAGTTGCATGTTGGTGGTACCCGTTGGTTGTGGTGCCGGGGGCATGTGGTGCCTGAGCGCTTTGTGCGGGGCATGCAGGCTGATCCTGAAGACGTGGGGCATGTACACATGCGGAGGCTACCGGGTAGCAGATTGAGCCACATCCCATGCGCCAAGAACAAGGGTGCGTTTCCTGCCACCATATGTGAATTGAATGGCGCGCCCACGCGTGTGAAGTATGAAAGGCCCTACCCCATGGAAGTGAGCATTGATGCTTGGACGGAGGGCGACGCCCGGAGCAAGAAGCGCTGCACCGCTTGTGGGCAACGACAGAAGGCCGTGGTGCTGTTGAAGCGCAAGTCCGGGCCGGTGAAGCGGTTGGCGTTTTGCCATGATTGCGCTGCCCTTGTGGGCGAGTCCCGTCGAGTAATAACAGACGAGGAGAGGGAGTAAGATGTGCGACGCTGTAGTTAGGGTCACCATGGAACATGAAAACGGGCAGGTAAAGGAACTGACTGGGTCCGAGGCTAGGCGCTGGGTCGAGAGGCTCAACCAGTACGCCACTCACTGTGTTGCCCACGGGTGGCGGGACATGGCCGACTTTGCAGACAGTTGGGTAGACAAGAAGGTGGGGGGCAACAGCGATGGCCAAAAATGACTTCTACCACCACGAAAGGGCCCGCAGTACGTGGCAAGCTGATTGGCGATGCCCCATTTGCAAAACCCATTACAAGACACCTGCGCTTGCCGACGAGTGCATGGCCCTGTGTCGTGAACTTCGGGAGAGGGGGAACACTAATGAACGACCTTGAGATTTTTGCTGTCGTGGAGTTTGATGACGATGGAGAACTTCAGTTGCTCAAGACGGAGCAAGGCTATGCTGCAATTGGCCTCAAAGAAGATGGCGAGGGACTGGCGGCGATGACAGCGGAAGCCGACAACCGAGACATTGGCCACTTTGTGCCTGCACAGCGCTTGGTTGACGTCGAGTCCGCATTGCGGGCAGCTTGTCTTGATATCATGACTCTTGGGCTGCAACTGCGGAAAGTGCAGCGTGACGCCGAACCCAAAGTGCTCGGTGCCAGTCCAAGTTACTACATCAATCAAGTGAGACAGCACCGGGGAAACAAGGAGGGTTGAGATGGACATGGAAGCATTTGCAGACATGGTGGGGGTGAGCATCGAAGTCTTGTCCCGTGATGTAAACAAGGTTCCCAACGCGAGTCGGTACTATGCGCACTTTCGCTACGTGGAACGCAAACAAGGTGTCTGCCTTGCTAGCGATTCTGGCAACGGCGATACGCCACATGAGGCGGTGCGTGACTACGTGCGGCAGATTAGTGGCCAGCCGCTTGTCATTCGCAAGGGCAGAAAGGACGAGATGAGGATCACATGCCCGCAGTTGACTTGCAGGCTTGAAGGGTAGGGATGAGCCAATGACCAACCTCAGAATCATAGCCGGTGGCAAAGCCGTTGACACTTCGCCGTTCTTCGTCCTTGTAGACGACTGGCCCGTGCCGGTACCGACCGTCGATGAATGGCACAAGGGCGAGCACCATCGACAGATCGGGCACGCCGAGTGGTACGGGGTGCGGGTGGCCACCGAATTCATCGGCCTGCACAATGGGACGGACTCCGAGCCGCGGCTGTTCATGACCAAGGTGCTGAACGGCCCGTGGGATGCCAAGGTCATACGCAGGGCCACCTTTGACGAGGCCCGCAAACTGCACGCTCAAACGTGCCTGCGAGTGTTCGGTTTCCCCCCGCAACTGGCTCCGCTTTGGTGGCTTGTGGTGCGGACATGGAGGCGGCTGTGGGATTGACCGCGCACAGGAACCGCCCGGCGACGATGCGTGATTTCACGGGGCTTTTGTCGGATCTAGATGGCTATGGGCGCTTGGTGAGCACTGATACCGAGTGGACGCGCACAACACGCAAGTTGCGGTTGTGGTGGGAGGCCCCGTGGAGCGCTGCACAATACCTCGACTGCAAGGCATGGCCACACCGTTTCGAGTTGACCTGTGCGGAGGTGGGGCGCACGGAACAGGTGTGCTGTCGCTTTCACCTGGCAATGGCCAGCAAGGTTGGGCACGCATCGCTGGTGCCCGAATGCGAGCGGTTCGAGGCGCTGACAAAGCAGTACCGTCGCTGGTATGTGGCGTGGATTGACAAGCAACATGCAGCGGTGGAGGCAGCAAAGGGTAAGAAGATACCATTTCCAAAGAGGGGGAGAGGATGAACCAACCAAAGGCACTGCAAGCCCGGTTTCCTGTCGGGACATGGGTTAGATTCGAGAAGATGTACCTGCACCGCTACAATGGCAGGAAGCGGGAGCACGGGACCGTCAAGGTATCCAATATCTGGAACCCGGGGCAGGGAATAGTGGTGGGTTGCCGCTGGAAGTGTGCGGGCGTAAGGGCGCAGTGGATACACGGGGACACGACATTCACAACCACGGGCAAGGCGCTAGTGCTGTTGGTGCTACCCGGCTACAGCAACAAGCCGGTGGAGGTGTGCCCGCAACACGCCACGACGATTGAGCCGGGGGCGTTGCCCGCGTTCTGGTACCCGGAGCAGGCCAAGGAACATGCCCGTCAGGAGTACAGGGAGAATACCGCCGACTATCCACGCGACCCGCAAACCGGGCGCTTTACGAGGGGATGATGCACAACGCAGAACAACGCCTGCAATTGGTTGAAAGTTGTAGGCACGCGCTGATGATGAAGCCGCCATTGGTGCAGGCAACCTTGCGCAGGGTGAAGACGCAGACCCGGCGCCTGATGAACCCGCAGCCATGCGTGCCCAAGGGCTTCATGCTTGACGGTGAGACGGTATCATTGACCGGCGACCGGGGGCTCGACTTCTTTGACGACGAGGGCAACAGGCACACATGGAGCCACCGCCCCAGGATGCAACCCGGGGACCTTGCCTACATCAAAGACCGGGTGTCAGTCGTGGGTGTCACGCCAAAGTACCTCCGACTGATGTACGATGACTTTGGCACGATGACCCACGTCAAGTTGCCACTCTCGATCTTGCCCACAAGGGCGCACGAGTGGCTGGCAACCGGCAAGTGGCGCACGAACATCTGGCAGAATAAAATGTTTTTGCCCAGATGGTTGTGCCGGTACGTCGTCGCCATTGACGAAGTGTGGGCCGAGCCGTTGCATGAGATCACGCACGGCGAAGCGCTGGCTGAGGGTGTGGATATCGGGGCACCGTGGAACGACTACGGCACGGGCTCAGTGGCTGTTGATCAGTTCGCAGCGCTGTGGGATTCCATTGCAGACAAGGGGGCCAGGTGGGCGGACAACCCGTGGGTGCTCAAGTACACATTCAAACTCGTGGCGGGGGTGTAGCATGGCGTACATTGAAACCAAGGACCTCATAGCGGTAATCGATGAAGCCCGGGGCAGGTTGGCAGAGTTGGAGCGGGCCAACGCCACACTGAAGGCCAGGGAAGCCTACCTTGAGGAGTGCGTGAGGGTGCGGGATGAGCCCCGGAGACACGAGGGCATGATTACGGACTCTATGCGCTGCCGTCACTGCGGATCGCAGACGAACGAGCGGTGCAAGTTGCATTGCCCTACGGTCACGCACCCGCTGGAGGGGAAAGATGTGGGATGAGATAAAGAAGCGGGTGGTAGCAAGGAGGAAGGATGAGGGGCAAGATTGACTGGAGCAAGTACGACCACATTTTAGGGAAACAGACCGATCTAGTTATAGCCCAGATGATCGGGTGCCATCCCATGGCGGTATATTGGCGACGCAAAAAACTTGCGGTTGCCGCCTATGCCGCGCGACGTCCAGTAGATTGGGACTCGGTGCCCGACCTTGGACAGGTGCCCGACACTTGGATAGCCGAAAGGTTGAGGGTGTCGCGTGAACGCGTGCGCCAAGTGAGAAAAGAGCGAGGAATTCCACGCAGGGGGAAAGATGTACGATGAGATAAAGCAGCGGGATAGCAGTTCTACTCACGTCGGGGATCCCACAACCTACAGCCACACATGGGGGAGCCACAGCAGAGCCGTTATGGACCGTCGCCACCTGATCAAGATGGTGGAGGCGTTGGCAGGCGCTGCTGGCCATAATGGGCGTTGTCCATTTGATTGGTATGCCACTAAACGCGGAGCAACGCTCGAAGATATAGCATTCTGCGATACTGTTTCCTGCGAACAGACACGAGAGGAGCGCACCGAGTGCTGGTTCAAGTGGGCCGACAAGAAAGCGGAGGAGAAATGAACTTTGCAAAACTGTTCGTGGCCTGTCTCGCCAGTGTCGTGTACACGTCGTGCATCTGGGTTTGTGTGCTGTTCTACGTTGAAGTGATCCCATCGCATCCGAGCATGATTGTACCCTGGGCTGCGATTGTGTGGGGCGGGGTCGCTATTTGTGCTGGCATTTTGAAACTCATAGTGGATGGCTGGGGGGAGAAATGATCTGCCCATACACCAAGGGATTGAAGATGTGCAGCGAGCCTGAGAAGCAACTGGACCAGCGCCGGAAATGCTACGGGATGACTTTCGGTTTCAAGGTTGTTTGCTCAAAGACGACGGTCAAGAAGTGCTGGCGACAGTACTTCAAGGGGAGCAAATGAAACTCTACAAGTGCAACCGTGCTGGCGTCCTTGTCGACTGTAAAGAGTGCGACCACGCTGAACCGCATGAGCGGGTGGAGACGTGGCCCATTGCAGACACATGGTCTGCCTGCTGGTGCACCGAGTGGCACTATTGTTGGGACTGCGACAAATCAACCAGCCACCCAATCAAGCGCCGCTGCGTGCGGGTGGAGGAGGAAGCATGAGCAACAACACCAGTTTTCATGCCCCGGAAAACAGACTGCGTGGTGAGACTCAGGTGTTTGTCCGCACCAAGGTTGGACGTGCTTGGCATAGGGTCAGGCCCGGTCATTTTCAGATTTGGCACCCTCTCTGCGGCAGCGTCAGGAAATTGCAAATAACGGGGGAGAAGAAACAGCAGAAGTACCCACCAAAGAACGGGTACTGCAAGCACTGCTTGGGCCTGGACAAGAAGGCAAGGAGGGAAGAATGAACCTCAAGCCGTGCCCGTTCTGCGGGTCAACAGACGTACGAATACTCGGCGTTCGAGGTTTCCGCTTTGGTCATTGCTACCGCTGCAAAGCCGATGGCCCAACAACATATCCCCGACAAGAAGCCGCCGACAAGTGGAATGAGAGGGCGACTGACAAGGCAGAAGCCTTTGGCAATAATTCAACTGAGAGGAGATAACATTGAAGCACCAGATGCACTTCGCGTGGCTGTACAAAGCCCTTGAGTACCACAACCAAAACCGCTTTGCCGACATCGCCTTCGCCTCGCAGATGGCCGATGAGTGCAACGACCAGAACTACCCGTGGGCGGTGGACGTCAAAGCCAGGGGGCGCGTGCCCGTTGTCCACACGCAAAGCTATCGCACCTCGTTCTGGCGCAAGTCCAAACCCCGCTGGCGGATCTGGCTCGTCCACTTCATACCATGCACGCACCTGGATTCCATTGTCCGGCCCAACGAGCCGCTGGCCCTACGCAAGTTCATTGCCGACCGCATTGGCTGTATCCAGTCACGGGTCGACGCCTACGTTGTGGGCCTGGCTTTCCACACGCTGCTGGATACCGGCAGCCACCGCAGTTTCAGGGGCTTTGCGGACCCTGCCAACCGCACAGTCTACGGCCTGCACCCGAAGTCAGTGATCCGCAACCCCATTGGCCACATGATGGACGCCCACGGACCTGATACCATCGGGGCACGGTGGGTACGCAAGCAACGCGGCAAGGCCAAGGACGTGTACGACAACGCCGATGACTACCGGGCTGTCTGCTATGAGGCTTGCAGGTTGATGGACCCGGCAAGCGGCGTAACGCAGCGGATACCCTACAAGACCATAGCGAAGGCCACCTGCGACACGGACATTGAGATGTACACAAAAGGCATCCGGGCATTCAAGCGCCCGGACACCACAGACCAACGATTCTGGGACTTTCAGGCAGCGGCCAAGATCTACTTCGCCGCGCTGTTCAACTACCTTGCAACGGGAGAGATGAAATGACGGACAAGAAATACCCGCTGGCGCCGTGGAAATTGCGTACGCTGGTGCGAGAACTGGAGCAGGACAAGGCGGGGATGAAGGTGGCATTCGACAATGAGCGCCAGGCCCGCATGGAGGCTGAGGCGCGCTGCGAGGAACTGACGGCCAAGGCAGTTGCGCAGCAAGAGGTGCTGGCCAGCACCAAGGAAAAGCTGGCAAAGGAGACTGCGAAGAATCTTGCATTGCGCGAACGCATTGGGCAGATGCAGGAAGATGTGTCCCGCGCCGTGCTGTGCCTGGGCGACATGCGAGGCACGGGCAAGCGCAAGCGCCAGTTGCCTGCACTGGTGACGCTGGCGGTCAAGCGACTCATGCCGGTGTTGCACGGTGCACCAATCGAGTACACCAAGGAAGAGGAGCAGACCCTCGAGGAGATGAAGGACTAGCATGGCACGGAAAAAGAAACGCTGCGTAGATTGTAGCAAGTGCAAGTGCGGGCAGGCTACGGTGCTGAAAGCCAAGCAGGCAGCGGCCTGGTGCTCCGAAGGCACATGGGGGCCTATCACCATCGATAACTTCAAAGTGCAGGCGAACCTCGGCGCGGCCTGCAAGCAGTACGATAGTATGGACGACGATTAGTGGTCCAGGCCGAGCGGCGGTGTAACACTGTCTCGCCGCCGTTCGGTTTTTCTTTCTGGCTACCTGGAATTCTGCTATAGTCCCAACGTACGTAGTAGCCAAACCCATGCGGGCTGGCACCAATTCAATGGAGGATATGATGAAGAAGATTTACTGGTTTATGGTGTTGCTGATGTTCATGACCCTGGCCCTCGTCGGGTGCAAGAACGCGGGAGACAAGAACGTCGACGTCGAGCAACAGGAAATTGAGAAGAAAGACGTCAAGGCCGAAGTACCGGCGAACATGGCGGACCTGCTTGAAGAATTGCAGGCACCCGCGGACCTGCTGGAGGCCGAAGTGCCCGCACCGTTTGACGTCGCTGCCATGCCCGAGACTGAAGTTGAAACCCTGGACGCGATCTCT